GGAAATCGCGAAGAATGCGCCGTTTGTGTCTGAAACTAATATTGCTGCGTGTTGTGGGACGTGTGTGATCAATTGAGTCTAAGGGCTCTTTTTTTTGCCTGTCTTGCTATACGTAGCTATACGAAGGTGAGTTTATGGCAGCACTTAAAGAGCCTGTAAAAATCTTTATAGTTCAGTCTCTTGCTTGCTTTGAAACCCCTCAACAAGTAGTAGACGCTGTAAAGCAAGATTTTAATATTGAAATTACACGTCAACAGGTAGCACTTTATGATCCAACCAAAGTTGCCGGACGTAATCTGAGCAAGAAATTAAAGGATCTCTTTGAGCGTACCCGCAAGGATTTTCGAGAAAATATCGAAGATATAGCGATTGCTAATAAAGCTTTTCGTTTAAGGGAACTTCAAAAGATGTATGAAGATTCAGGTCGAAATAAGCGCGTAAAGCAGCACCTGTTAAAGCAAGCATTTCAAGAAACAGATGGTCGTGTGACCAAGCAGGAAATCACTGGTAAAGATGGTGCTGATTTAGAGATCAAGATTATTCGAGTTTTTGTTGATTAGGAGGGCCGGGCGTGGAGCTTAGAATCAAAACCCCACGTTGGTCTAAACCATGGTTTAAACCTGCTCGATATAAAGGGGCATATGGTGGGCGTGGATCAGGTAAGTCTCATTTTGTAGGCGAGCAATTAGTAGAGGAATGTGTAGTTGATAAGGATCTACGTGCTGTTTGTATCCGTGAGATTCAAAAATCAATTAAATATTCGAGCAAGCAGCTTATTGAGGATAAGATCAAAGCCTTGGGCGTTTCGCATTTATTTGATGTACAGCGTGATTTGATAAAGCGTAAGGGCGGTGAAGGGGTCATTCTATTCCAAGGTATGCAGGACCATACAGCAGACTCTATCAAATCACTTGAAGGCTTTAAGATTGCTTGGATTGAGGAAGCCAATCGACTCTCAGCCAAGTCCCTCCGTTTATTACGACCTACAATGCGTGCTGAAGGCTCACAGATCTGGGCGACATGGAATCCTGAATCTAAGGATGATCCTATTGATGAGTTCTTACGGGGTGAATTTGCACCAGATGATTCAATCGTTATAGAAGTAAACATCAACAACAATCCATTTGCACCACAGACCTTAATAGATGAATACGAGGAAGATCGAAAGCGTGCCATTCGTATGCAAGCTGCTGGTGATGAAAATGCATGGCCTATGTTTGAGCATGTTTGGCACGGAGCTTATCTTGAATTTAGCCAAGCAATTATTTTCTCTGGTCGTTATGTAGTAGATGAGTTTGAACCTGATGCTGATTGGACAGAAGTGTATTACGGATCAGACTGGGGCTTCTCACAAGATCCAACCACACTCAACCGGATCTTTATTCATAACGATATTCTCTATATTCGTAACGAGGCCCATCAAGTGGGCTGTGAAATTGATCATCTACCAAATCTCTTTGATGAGGTGCCTGGTGCACGTATTCATAAGATTAGAGCTGATAACTCACGTCCTGAAACGATCAGCTATATGAAGCGTCAAGGATTCAAAATTGAGGCAGCTGACAAGTGGTCAGGATCGGTTGAAGATGGTGTGACCTTCATGAAGAAATTTAAGCAGATTGTTATTCATCCTGAATGTCCAGAAACTGCAAGAGAATTCAAGCTGTATTCATACAAGGTAAATCGTGCTGGTGATGTTTTGCCAGATATCCTGGACCTTAATAACCATCATATGGATGGTATACGGTATGGTTTGCAACCATTAATCAAAGGCAGAAGTAGTAAAAAACCTGCAGGTGCAGGAAGTCGAACTTATTAAGGAACAAATATGGCAAAGTCTAAAAAAGACAAAGCGTCAAAGAAGGCTTTGTCTTATGGCAACTTATACACACAAGAGGCCGTTACTCAGTTTCTGGTTAACTTTGGCAAGCAACCAGATACGGATGAAGTACTCCGTAAAGCTGGTATTACTCGTCATAGATTACGTGTGCTACTCGATGATGATGAAATTGCACAAGTGGTTGAAACACGTATTGATGCACTACTTGCTACACCGTTAAGAGTGGAGCCGGGTGATACCAAGGAAGCTGAAATGCTGAATTTGGTGCTGAAAGAATGGTTTCATGAGATTGCTACTGGTGCAATGAGTGCGCTGTATATGAAGTTAAGCCCGAAGGTTATGTGGGCCTGCAGTGGATTGGTGAAAAGCCGATGCAGTGGTTTGAGCCTAAAAATGATGGTCGTTTGATTTATAGACAAGATGGAATTAATGGTGAGCATGAGGTAGACCAGGTATTCAAATTTTTCCTGACACGCCGTAAAGCCTCTTATGAGCAGCCTTACGGAAAAGCACTCCTGGCAACTCTCTACTGGTTATTCTTCTTTAAACAGAATGGCTTTAAGTTCTGGGCTAAATTCCTAGAGCGTTTTGGTACGCCAATCCTATTGGGTAAATGTAAAGATACTGAAACGGATGATATGAGCAAAGCATTATTAAATGCCCATGCTCAAAGTGTCTTATCAATTGATATAGAGGATGATGTGCAAATACTCTCTGCACCAGGAACAAGTGGTTCAGCGGGTGCAGCATTTGAAGCATTCAATAATCAGCTGATTCGCCAGATTCAGAAAGTTGTATTAGGGCAGACGCTTACCAGCGGTACGGATGGGAAAGGAAGTTACAGCCTTGGTCAAGTACATGAAAATGTCCGAATGGATAAGCTCAAGTCCGATATTCGACTTGTAACTCCTACACTACAAGCTGTAGTTAATGCGTTGTGTGCTTTAAACGGTTGGGGTGAGTATGAAGTGATGCTAGGTGAAAAGCCTAAACCTCTTAACAAAGATCAGGCAGAACGAGATGCCCATCTTAAAAATGCAGGTGCAAGTCTTACTCCACAGTACTTTCAGCGTGAGTATGGTTTGCAAGAGGGTGATTTGCAGGAAGTTCCAACCTTACCGGCAGGGCAGAATATTCAATTCAATGCATTACCGCATAAAGCCTTTAGCTTTGCAGCAACTACCAGAAAGCTATCACCTGAGCAGCAGGAAGTAGAAGAGCTGACTGATGCACAGCGAAACATGGAACTCTTAAGCAATGCCCAGGTAAATGAGCTTCTGCAGAAGAGTGAAACACCAGAAGATGTGGCTTTTAACTTGATGCAGATTATGCCTGATGCCAGTCAGTCTCAGTTCACGGCGAATCTGGAACGGGCTTTATATGCAGGTGATGTGCTGGGGTATGTCACGGCAGAAAAAGAAAGATAACCTATTAAACTTCTATTTAGGTATATAAAATCATTACTATTTTATAAGAATATATGAGGTAGTAATGATTGATCTAATGAAGTTAATAGAACTCATTATCAATCGAAAGGATAAATTTAGAAAAGCAGAAGAACGTTTTAATCGAAAATCTGATTATTTTCTAGAAATATCTGAGATTGATAAAAATAACAATCTTTCTCCTCATAGCAAGCGCGCAATGAAAAATGCAGCAGCTCAGAAGTTATCTGGTAGTGGGTTAGCTACTTTCGAAGTTTTAGATTACTACAATAGACATCCAGATTTTACTAATTTTGAAATAGTAGCGCCTTTAGTAATTTATTGGGATGATGTGCTTATAAAAGCGTACGATGAGAAGTCAGTCTTAACAAGACTTGAAATAAATGAGATAGCTTTTAAAAAAGAGAAAAGAAATTTAATTTTTTCTGTAATTTTTATAAGCTTCGTAATAGTTTTGTTTCTTGTTAAGGGCAATACTGTAATTCATTTCATTGCTAATAGTTTTTATATAAATAAAGGTGTTATTGGTGCAGTATTTCTTGGATTGATAATATTTTTCATTCTCTTAATAATTATCTTTTTTATTCTTTTAATGAATCTTTTAGATCTAAGAAGATTAGTCAAATGACAACTTAAAAATTAAAGCAGCTTCTAAGCTGCTTTTTTATTGGAGCCGAAAATTGCAACCAGTCACATTCTTAGAGGCCTTACAGTTTGCCCGGTCTCGTAAAATCTTATTGCCTGATGAGTTTTACTCTCTGGATCTCAAGACACGACAACTGGCCACCACGGTCAGTTTTTTATCGAGCAT